ATCTATAACATCAAATACTTCATCTTCTAATTCTTCAATAATTTCATATTCGGCTCCTTCAATATCCATTTTAACTAAAGATACTCTATCAATATTATTCTGTTTAATAAATGTTTTTAAAGATATTGCTGGAACTACTATTTCTTCTAATGAATTTGAATGTATTTCTAAATGCTCTTTAGAAAGACTTCCTATAGTAGTATTTGTAGGATCTATATAAAATTTAAGATCTTCATCTTTAGTATAAACTGCTTTATCTAGTATTTCTATATCTAAATTTTGAGTAACACTTTTTAAGTTAATTAAAGAATCTTGATTTGGTTCAAATGCATAAATCTTTTTAACTCCTTTATTTGCACATAAAAGAGAAAATAATCCACTATTAGCTCCAATATCAAAAACTGTATCTAAATTATCTAATTCATAACAGTCGTATTTTTTAGATAAAAACATTTCATTGTAATTATTAAATAGACAATCAAATGGATTATTTAAATTTAATGCGACATCTTTTTTTACAGTTTCTTTTATAAATAAATCTTTAGAATATAAAAGTTCATTTTCTAAATTATAAAATTCAATTACTAAAGTACCAACTACTGGATCTCTTACGAAGTCTAAAGATTGCACAGGAATTGGTACTATCCACCACGCAGAGCCATTAACAAACTCAGCATTAAACCAATACATTGGTGCATTAGAATCTTTTTCTTTTATTGATACTTTATATTTACTAGGCTCGTGTTTTTTATATGTAATATGAATTTTATTCTCTGATGGATTTATTGATATATCAAATATTTCGTCTATTTTATTTTCTTGCATTCCTAATTTATTTAATATCAATTTTATATTTTGTTCTTTATTATTAAAATCTAGATAATTTATATTACTAAATTTATTAAAATAATTTAAATAAACATCTAGATTAAAAATAAGTGATGGTGTTTTCCAACTAATAGCCTCTCTAATTACCAGAGGCATTGTTTCTTTATCAGTGGCATGGCCTCTAGAAGTAAATAAAAATAGATCAGCCATTTCAAAAAAAGTATCTACATCATCTCGTTCTCCCCACCATTTACAATTACTAGGAAATTCTTTCATTAAAGGTTGCCAATAATCTTGAAAATTATCTGCTTGATTTCCTATAAAGTGAAATTGAATAGGATAGTCTTTAAGCATTCTAGCATACTCAATAACTTCTGCTTGATTCTTTCTAGGAGTAAATAATCCTACGTTTATAACATGTTTTTTATTAGGATCTAAACCTAATTTATTTAATAATTCTTGTCTAGTATAAGTTTTAGTTTTATATTCTATGGGATATTCTACTAATTGTATTGGAATATTTAATGGTTTATAAGTCTCTACTTGATATTGACTTACCATCATAAATTTGTCTGGAAAGTATATTTTTCTATTTATGTCAAAACTTGAATCGTGAGATGTTTCAATTATTTTATATGTTCTATTTATTGAATAAAATTTATCTGCAATATCACTAGGCATAAACATTTCAGGGATTTCTTGAAGGTGTATTATGTCTGGATTATATTCTTCAATCAATTTAAATAAATGGTGTTTATCTTGATCTAGTGTTACTAATCTTTTACCTAAAATATTTTTAATTTTATTTCTTTGAACTACAAGATTACCTCCTGTAATGTCATCCCACTCTAAACAATATATAGAATGTTTTTTATGTAAAGCCTCTATTTGTTTATAAAGATATTGAGGCATTCCACCTGTAGAAAGGTGAGGAGCAATAAAAAATATCGTCATAACTAAATATAACTAAAAAATTTAAATAATAAAATTTATCTTATTAGTAACCATTATTATCTAACCAATCTTGTAGTGGTTGTCTATCTCCATTATATAATTCTCTTCTAAGATCGTGTTCTATATGTTGTTCAGGAGTTGGTACTTCTCCATTTGTCAACAATTCACCGTGTCTTTGTCCTTTAATAAATTGAATTATATTTTCAAAACATCTAACATAATAAAGAAAATTCATATACTCAAAAGTAACAATCTTAGTAGATTCTTCTCCTGTTAATTCTGTTTTAATGTAAATAAAATCATTAGTACTATAACTCATATTAAATTATTTTTAAACTATAAAAGCGCCTTCTACAGGTGTAGGTCTAGATCTTTTTATATCTCCAAAAGCTAAATAACCATGCCATTCATTTTCAGGACCACCTGCATCGATTTCAACTACTGTTGTAAAGTTATTAAATCCCCAAGCATTCAAATCAAATCTAGCTTGAACACCACCAGCAGTACTAGGAAATGCTAATAGGTTATTATATTCTATTACTGTATCTATTTCTGAGGATGCTGTAAGATCCTCATCTAATACTGACATAGTTTGTCTTGATGCTGTACCTGTAGCCGTTCCAAAACCCATCCTATCCTGTGTTGATGCTGTACCAGCTGCACTTTGAGTTTTCATTGCTCCCATTATACAAATACCTCTTAAATAAAATGGAAGTCCTGTAACAGCTGCTGTACGGCCAGCATCTTGTCTTATAGTATAAGAACCTACTTGCCAACCTCCACCTTTTATTGCCATATAAATGCTTCTTCTATTTGTAGTAGCTCTATTAGTCCAGTTTAATGTAAATTGGTCTGTACCAAAAGATTGTAATACTGCTCTAGCATCTGGGTTACCTCCTGCTACTACAATCATTGCTAAACAATCTCCTGCTCTAGCATAACCATCAGTATCCATAGTTGCTGAAGCATCGTCTGCATTACCTAGAACAACGATATTATTTGCTGCTGCTGTTCCTGTTGTAAATCCAACAAATAGTCCAGAGTCATTAGCTTGTCCTGTGCCTACTGCTGCTGTTGATTGCACTCCAGCTAACATCACTACTTGATCATTTACTATATTAGTAGACGTAAATCCTGTAGCTGTATAGTTTTGATTGCCAGTAGCTGCTGGTTCCGCTATATCTCCTATTGTTACGTCTTGTATATCATCACCACCCCAAACTTCATAAAATATTGTTAAATTAGCAGGTGTAGCATCATCTACTATTAAAGTAAATCCATCAGCATCAAAACTACTTATATCAAGTTTTCCATCAATAGCACCTGCTCCAGTAACAGTTACAACAACACAATCACTTGCTGCTACTGATCCACAATCAGAATCTGCTACGTTATCTGCACTGAATGTGCCTACGCATCTTCTAGTTGTTGCTGATGAAGCAAATCCGATTCCTCTTCTTTCTGATACGGCTTGTGACGCAGCATTAGTTGGAGAGTTAGATTGTAAACCTACCCAATAAAATCTTATTGCACGAGGAGGAAAACCTAATCCTGAAATAACTTTAGTAGAATTAAGCGCATCAGAAGTTAACCATTGAATAGAACCAAACCGGAATAACGCCGCCATATTATGCTTTTGTATAAGTTATATGTATAGAAAGCAATTCTGCTGTTGCTGCTAATGTATCACCAGCTGCTGCAGGGTTTCTATACGCTCTAAATTGAACAAAATTTCCAGCTGCTGGAGTACCACCAATAGTAATTGCTGATGTTGCTGCTGATATATTAACATCATCATTAGCTTGGTTTGCGTCTGTTACTTCTTGTGCTGTGCCAAATGCTTGATCTAAAGCATCGCCATCAGCGTAAGCCCGCGCTTGTAGTCCCCAAACTACAGAGTTTGTTGATGCATTACCTGCAACCCAATAAAATTTTGCAGTAATAGTTCCACCATTATAATCTGATGGCATTGGTATTGCCCAGTTAGCATATAATGTTGTAGCACCATCTGCAAATCCTAAATAATAAAAATTAACTTGGTTAGTTGTTGTTTGTGTTGTTTGCGGAGGTTGACAACCGTTAGTTAATGAAGGCCATCCACCTGCTGCTGTAAGTATTATTGTACCAGTAGTTGATCCACCACCTCCTGGTGTAGCAATTGTTAAAATATTACCTGATGAATCAAATGCAAGTACACCAGCTGCAGTACCAGTAAATGATGTGGTTGTAGTATACTGAGGTAGTTGTATTTGACCAGTATTTTTTAGTATTAATGTGTTTGTACTTGGTGCAAGTCCAGTAGAAGTTCCATATCCAATCACAAATTGACTTGTCGCATAATAAGTGAAATATGGATTACTACTTGCAAATCCATGTCCTGTAAAAAATCCTCCAGAAGTTCTTTCTAATGTTATACCAGCTGCATCTCCACCAGTAACTACTTGTAATTTACCAGAAGTAGGACTTGTAGTATTTATACCTAAGTTACCAGCATCTGATAGAGTCATTCTTTTTTGAGTACCTTGAGTATAGAAAGTTAAACCCGATGCTTGGTTAGTTCTGATTTGGAGTTCTCCAGCCGCATATAAAATAGAGTTGGCATTACTTGCTGCTCCAAAATATAAACTGCCTCCTGTAGTTCCATCTCCTATAATAGCAATATTACCACTTCCTGATATATCTAGTGTTGCTCTTGGAGAAGTTACAACTCCTACACCTACATTACCTCTAAGTACAGTCCGTGTGATACTATTATTACCTAAAGTAGCAGTATTTGAACCGTGTCCAACATTATTAGATCCAATTACTATTTCATTTTGTCCATTACTTTGAGAAGCATATGCAGCATATCCTACATATACTGAACTATCTGCTGTTGTATTTTCTGTAACTCCACCTCCTAGATATCCTCCTGCACCATTTCCTATTGCTACATTTTGAGTTCCATCTGTATTTCCTACTAAAGCACTATTTCCTATAGCTGTATTAAATGAACCTCCTGTATTAGCAAATAAAGCGCCGTCACCAAGAGCAACATTTTCTGCTCCATTAGTATTATTTCTCATTGCTGTAGCTCCTACAGCCGTATTAGAATATCCTGTAGTACTTCCTGATAAAGCAAACCATCCTATTGCGGTATTTCTATCAAGAGATCCCGCTGATCTGGCTAATGCTGCAAGACCAAAAGCAGTATTTGAAGTAGTCGTATCATTTCCTGTACCTATAGTAAGGCCTGCTACTTGTATATTTCCACTACTTGTAATATTACCAGTTACTGTTAAAGTAGTTCCATTAAATGTTAAATTACTTTCTACAGTTGCATTTGGAGCAGTACCATTAAGAGTTATTACACCATTATCTGTAGTTCCAGTTAAAGTTAGCGTGCCGCTAGTTCCACTCGATCCAGAAGAACCTGATGATCCTGTATTACCAGAAGTTCCTGAACTACCTGATGAACCTGAACTACCAGAAGATCCAGGAGAGCCAGTTTGACCTGATGAACCTGAACTACCAGAAGTTCCTGAACTACCAGGTGAACCAGTTTGACCTGATGAGCCTGAACTACCAGAAGTTCCAGAAGTACCTGGAGCTCCTGTTTGTCCAGATGAACCTGATGAACCTGAACTACCTGAAGATCCATTAGCGCCTGAAGTACCTGAGCTGCCACTAGATCCAGATGATCCATTTGCTCCAGAGGTACCAGAAGATCCTGAATTTCCAGATGAGCCAGAAGAACCGCTAGATCCACTTGAACCGTTAGCACCACTAGTACCTGATGAGCCACTAGATCCATTTGCTCCGGAAGTTCCTGAGGATCCTGATGACCCTCGAGTACCTGATGTACCAGATGAGCCAGAAGAACCGCTTGATCCGCTAGAGCCGTTTGCTCCACTTGTTCCACTAGATCCTGCAGTACCGCTAGATCCTGCGCTTCCAGACGAGCCAGAAGATCCATTTGCGCCTGATGTACCTGCGCTACCAGATGAACCACTTGATCCATTAGCCCCACTTGTTCCAGAAGAGCCGGCACTACCTGAAGATCCTGAGCTACCAGATGAACCTGACGACCCATTGGCTCCACTTGTTCCAGAAGATCCTGATGATCCACTAGAACCGGAAGTGCCAGATGAACCAGCTGCAGCTACCCAAGTGCTACCATTATATCTATAAATGTTATTATCTGAAGTATTGTAATATATTTGACCTGCAGCAGTACCTGTTGGATTTGATGCAGCTACGGGTATTCTTAATGATCCTGTTAAATTAGTACTACCTGTTACAGTAAAACTACCACTAATATCTAATGTAGCATTTAATAAAGTTTCTTTACCTACACCTACTGTTGATTGAGAAACAAATAAAGCTCTTTGACCAAATTGACCAATACGTACTGTATTGTCAGAAAAAGCTTCTATAATAGGAAGGCCCGCTGCTGTATTGACTGAGAATAACGAACCAGAAAGAGAGTCATCAATCTGGAATAAACGACCAGATGTTCCATCTACTGAAAATACTTCTGACCCAGAAGAATTAATGTTGGCTGATCCTGAGACCAGCAGGCCGTTTTTTACTTTAAATTCGTTTGGCATAGTCTATACTGTTTTCACTTTCCAACAGCTATGAATAAATATACTACGGAATTGGATTAGGATTAGTCCATTCGGGAGTTGTTAAAATATTTAGCATTTCATTATAAGTGTATGGTCCTTCTTTAGTAGTTAATGAATCTACTGATGGTGGAATAGTTGTTCCGTCCCATTTTATAAATGTTTTTGTTTCGTCTACTGATTTTCTTACTGTGTCAGCTGATGTTTCTAATACTTGATTAAAATCAATTTGTGGCAATTCTGATACATTGAAGATCATGAATTCTCTGTTTTCGTATGACATAGTTTATAAATTAAATCGTAATTTTTGTGCGTTATAATTTTGTAGGATTTCTATAGCCGAGAGAGCTTTATTATATATTTTAGTAGATGCTATTTTTCCGCTCCAAGCATAACCAGCACCTGAACTCCATTGAGCCAATACTATATTACCGGTTCCTGATGATCCAGGGGCGTGAGTGTAACTAGCATCTAATAATCCATTTACGTATATTATAGATGAAGAACCATTCCAAGTCCAAGCCGTATGATACCAGGTGTTTGCAACAACAACGGTATTGCTACTATCAGTAGTAAAAAGCCAACTACTACCATTTCCTAAATGAATATTAAATTTATTTGTTGTTGTTATTTCGTATCTTAAAGATGTATTTTGATCTAAAAATATATTTTGTGTACCATCTACAACAGCTGTATTTAAAAAAAGTTCTATAGTAAAATTACTTAAAGAAGGTATTGAATTTGTTACTGTACAATTATCATCTGCTCCATCAAATACAATTATACCTCCATTAGTAGAACTAAAAGTAGGTCCATTAGTTAAAGTACCATTATTTCCATTTCCAGACATATCTCTCCAAGTAGTTCCACTACCAGGATAAGAATTTTTATCGGCTGCATCTAATGCTAATACTAATCCGTTTGTTACTATTTTACCAAATGCAAATTGTGTTGCCATAACTTTATAGATTATTTATCCAATTTTGACATTCTTCATAAGTAACTCCCCAATATACTTGATTATTATTTTCATCAACTACATAAAAAGGAGGAAGTGTTTCTACTGATCCACTTATAAAAATATTCATATTTTGTTCTATATTATAAGCCATATCTTGATTTATTAGCATTATAATTGTAAATTATTTCATTGTCTGATAATTCTCTATTATAAAAATAGATTTCTTTAACTTTACTAGTACCTGCTGCTTCTGGACCATATAATCCTATTGCTGCTGTTGCTGATGTAGTAGGACCTATATTTCCTGTAGTTCCACTTCTTCCTCCTGTTTTAGCTCCATTTTTCCACATTATTCCTCCTCCACTAGATGTATTAAATTGTAAAACTATATTTGCTATTTCTCCACTAACCATCCAAGCACCACTGCCTGCTATACCCGTCCAACCATTTCCTGTAGTATACCCATACCAAACTAATAATCCATCTTGATTATTACCTAAATAATTTTCAAAATGATATAATATAAAAGAAGCATTAACATTATAAGCTGTATTCCATTTTGCAACAGGATGGTTAGCATAACCCGTTCCAGTGCCTGTTTTTTCTAACCATAATTGAACTGTTATTTGAGAAGCATTATTTGCCCATGATGGATCTCCAGGTGAAGTTCCTCCATTAACTAAACTATACCATGTAGCTCCTGTTCCTAAATATGAATTTTTGTCGATGCCAGAGTAGGCATCTACTAATCCACTTTCAATTATATTTGGTCCACCTGATATTCCCATAGTTATAAGCCGAAGCGTGATTTTTGTGCGTTATAGTTTTGCAGTACTTGAGAAACAGATAGTGATTGATTATATACTCTCATTAAAAATGTTGAAAAATTTGAACAATATATAATATCAGATCCTAGTCTAGCCATAGTAGCCCATGTAAATTGTCCTGATCTAGACCCAGTATTTATTAAAATCCCATTAACATATAAAGAAACTAAATTAGATGAGTCTCTTGTAACAACTGTATGAAAAATTGTATTTAAAGGAAAATTATAAGATATAGATAAACTATTAACACCACCTGCTTGATTCCACATAAGAAAGCTAGTAGAATTAAAAATCATCATACTATTTCCTCCAGAACTACCTAGCCAATGAACTCTTGATAGTGTTTGACTAGCAAAGTTTGGTATTGATAGTATAATTTCAGCAGAGAATGGACTTGCATCTGCAAAATCTATTGCTGTACCAAAATTTAAAAAATCATTTGTTCCATCAAATGTAATATTCCCTCCATTTACGGAACTAAAAGCTGGGCTATTGTTTAGACTTGAGTTATTTCTGCTAGTTGATAAATCAGTCCAAGTGGTTCCACTACCAGGATAAGAATTCCTATCAGCAGCATCTAGATTTAATACTAATCCACTAGTAACAATTCTTGGTCCATTTCCAAATGCCATACACCTTTATTTTATAATAAGTTAGCAATTGATTTTACTGTCCAAACACCAGATGATGTAAATTGAAGTTGCACATTTGCTCCTGATATACCTACTGCAAATAAAGCAGAGTTGGTATTTCCTATATCAGTAGTTGTTACTTCAGTAAATCTTACGGTTGTTCCATTCCAAACACTCATTACTTGACCTGATCTTGCATTTGATCCAGAAGCTATTGTATAGTTATAGAATGCAGATGTTGCAGAACCTGTGTTTATTGATGATACTACTACTGCACCAGTTGTTGTAATAGATGATGTAGAATTAAATTCTGCTATACCTAAATCTAATGGTCCACCATTTATTAATACAGATCCTGTAAATTGGTGAGTATTAGTAGTCAGCGTACCAAATCTAGTTGATCCAGTTATAAAGCTTACACTTGATGTTACTGTTTGAACACTAAGTGTCTGAGCAGTTATTGTACCTGTTGAAGTTACATTACCAGTTACTGTTAATGTGCTACCATCAAATGTTAAGTTTGCTTCTGCGTTTGCAGTATTAGTCGTACCTAGAGATGTTAATACCCTATTGTCAACAGGGTTAGTAATTGTATTGAATCCTGTACCTGAAGTTCCTGAGCTGCCAGATGATCCGGAAGATCCACTACTACCATTTGCACCTGAAGTTCCACTTGATCCTGATGTACCTGAGCTACCTGAAGTACCTGATGAACCAGAACTACCATTTGCTCCAGACGTGCCTGATGATCCTGAGCTACCTGATGAACCATTTGCCCCACTAGTGCCTGATGAACCGCTTGATCCATTTGCACCTGAAGTTCCACTTGATCCAGATGAGCCAGAGCTACCATTAGCTCCAGATGTACCTGATGAACCGCTTGATCCATTTGCACCTGAAGTTCCACTTGATCCAGATGAGCCAGAGCTACCATTAGCTCCAGATGTACCTGATGAACCGCTAGATCCGTTAGCACCTGAAGTTCCTGATGAACCGGAAGAACCGCTAGAACCAGATGATCCATTTGCTCCAGATGTGCCTGATGAACCCGATGTACCTGATGAACCACTTGAACCATTAGCTCCTGATGTACCTGATGAACCAGAAGATCCCCGAGTACCTGAAGTTCCTGAACTACCACTAGTACCATTTGCTCCAGATGTGCCTGATGATCCTGATGTACCGGAACTACCATTTGCACCTGATGTGCCTGAACTACCAGAACTACCATTAGCTCCACTAGTTCCACTTGATCCTGATGTACCTGATGATCCTGATGTACCTGATGAACCACTTGAACCATTAGCTCCACTAGTTCCTGATGATCCAGATGTGCCTGAAGATCCAGAAGTTCCAGATGACCCAGAAGTTCCGCTTGAACCAGCAGCCGCTAACCAAGTAGTACCATTATATCTGTAGATATTATTGTCTGTACTATTATAATATATTTGACCTGCTGATGTACCAACTGGATTAGTTGTAGATACGGGTATTCTTAAAGATCCTGTTATAGAAACAGATCCTGTGAATTGATGCGTATTAGTTAATAAAGATCCATTAATACTTGAGCCAGTAACATATTCTCTAGATGAAGTTACTTCTTGTACATTTAAAGTTTGCGCTATAATATTTCCAACTACAGTTAAAGTAGTTCCATCAAAAGTTAAATTAGCTTCAGCATTTGCTGTATTAGTCGTACCTAGAGATGTAAGTATTCTATTATCTGCTGGGTTAGTAATAGTATTAAAACCAGTACCTGAAGTTCCTGAGCTACCTGATGATCCACTAGAACCAGAAGAACCACTTACTCCACTTGTTCCACTAGATCCTGCAGTACCGCTAGATCCACTAGTTCCTGAAGAGCCACTTGAACCATTTGCGCCAGATGTACCTGAGCTACCTGAAGTACCTGATGAACCAGAACTACCATTTGCACCTGATGTACCAGAAGAACCACTTGAGCCGCTTGATCCATTTGCACCTGAAGTTCCACTTGATCCTGACGTACCGCTAGATCCAGAAGTTCCAGATGAGCCAGAAGATCCATTTGCTCCACTTGTTCCAGAAGAACCAGATGTACCTGATGAACCACTTGAACCATTAGCTCCACTAGTTCCACTTGTACCAGATGAACCAGCGCCAGATAACCAAGTAGATCCATTATAACGATAAATGTTATCGTCAGTCGTATTATAATATACTTGACCTTCTTCTGTACCAGTAGGAGTTGAAGCGTATACTGGGAATCTTAGTGAGCCTGAAATAATTGTTGAACCAGATATTGTTAATCCATTTGTATATCTACCTGAACCAGATACGTCAAAGCTAAATTGAGGATTAGGTTGATTAATACCTATTCTACCATTAGCAGAGCCAGAGAATGGATTCGCAGTATATGTTGTATAGTTACTATTTACTCCTTGCCAAGCAGATCCTGTAGCAAATATTAAACCTCCTATATTGATGCTATCTTGAGCATTTGTTGGTAATGAAATATTTGTACCTATTATAATGTTGTTTCTTCCTAGAGTAGAGTTTCTCCCAGAGAATGAACCTATAATTATAGAATTAGAACCACTAGTTAAAGAATTGCCAGTGCCATTTCCTATTATAATTGATGAAATACTATTATTAGACAAACTAAATGCATCAAACCCAATAGCAATACTATAGCTACCTGTTTTTGCAGAATACGCTGTAGAATTTCCTATAAATGTAGATCTAGTTGCTCCTTTAACTCCGTATGCAGCACTCTCTCCTATAGCAACTATTTCAGAAGAATTTACTAATCCATTTCCTGAAAGCCATCCAATTAAAACGGATTCTTGGCTATTAATTGTATTTAGTCCTGCATATGCGCCTACTACTACATTATAAAAATTATTGTCTGAATTTTTTCCAGCACTAGCTCCTATTAAAACTGCATCTGATGAAGCTGTACTATTAGCTGCTACTGAATCTCCTATTAACACATTATCTCCTGAATTAGAAAATACTACAATAGATCCACTATGTATATTATTTCCTATAGCAACACTTCCATAATTATAAACATCTGTTTTATATGATGTTCCAACAGTAGAATATATAGTACTACCACTAACAGCTAAAGGATAAGATGAACTAATAGCATTTCTTGCCCAACTAGCAGTTCCGAATAACGAACTTGTTATAGAAGTAGCAGAAATATTATCTACATTAGTAATGTCATTTCCATCAAGAGATAAATTTCCTTGCATTGCTCTAGTACCATCAACTAACAAATATTGTTGATGATCATCTGCATCTAACCCTAATAAGTTTCCATGTAAAGTAACTACGCCTGTTCTAGAAGGCGATGCAAAACCAAGCCTAGGTCTTTCATCAATTATAGATTGAATACTAGCACTATCTGGGGTTACTACTATGGAAGCAAATAAAGCAAATTGCTCTGTTACAAAGCTTGGAGGAGTCGGTAAAGAACCTGCTTCAGCAGCTTCAACATTATCATATAAATCTTGACCATAAACAAGGAAATACCTTGTTGTAGGAAGACCTATCATATATAATGAATGCTTAGTATATTTTCCAGATGGTATTGATTGCAAAGTACCAAAACTAGCACTATCGTATAAAGTATTACTTGCAGTAGTTTGACTTGCAACTCTAGTAAATCCAGATCCACCAACACCTGTACCAGCTGATCCGCTTCTATAAAAAGCATCAAAAGTTATAGGAGACGCACCTGTAGTACTTATTCTATGTTCGGAGAAGAAATATATTGCAGAAGTAACGTCTAAACTTCTAGATACAATTCCTTGAGTAGTTGTTGCTCCTGATTGGAATATAGGTCCTAATGCATCTCTAAATAATCTGTCTACATAGTTGCTATAGTGGTGAGCATCTAAAGGTGTTCTATCTATATAAACTATAGAAGTTGAATCAGTAATAACTCTTCCTAAAGGAACGTTAAATCTAGAGTTAGGTTCAGTTGCAGAAGAGGTTAATATACCAGAACCATTATAATAAACATATCTATCAGATGAAGTAGGCATTGTTATTTGCCTAGATTCTGTAGTTGTTCCTCTAGTATTAATTTTAAATAAATTATGATTAGCATACCCACCTTGACTCATTACGTATCCTACAGACTCTGCTACTTGAAGAGTTAATGCACTAGCAGTACTTAAAGCACCGCCATCAATAATACCCATCGTACTAGCAAAAGATATTAGATCACCAATTTCTGTTTTAACAGCAGACGGTTCTCTAACCCAATCAAGTCCTCCATAAAGTACGATTGATGCAGTATTAATTCCAGCACCACCGCTAGGAATTAAAGTGATATTGCCTCTAGGATTAGCAAATATACTTGCAGAAATAGAACTAGAAACAGTTAAAGATCCTGTAATTATTACGTTTCCAGGAATAGTAACATTAGTTCCATCATCAGTAATTTGAGAGTCTCCGATATGTTCTCCGCTCTCTCCTGAATATCCTTTTGTAAGTCTATTTAAAGTTATTTGAGTTTCATTACCTAAATTATTATAGGTTTCAGGACCCATAATTCCAATAGAACTAGTCGGTGATGATCCAGCAGGTTGTTGATGGATCATTATCCATCTATCTTTAGTGGAATCAAATAACCAAGATCCTGATCTTTGAGGGCTTGATCCTGAATCAATAACAGCTAATCCACCATAACGTACAGATGGAGTATTAGAGTTTACAGTAATTAAATTAGTTCCAATATTAAGTGTAGATTCACTTACATATGTAATAGAAGCAGATCCTAAAACAGTTAAATTTTGTAATATAGTTAAACTTCCTGATACTGTAGTAATGCTACCAGAAACTGTTAATACTGACGAAGCTGTTGCGGCATTTGTAGTACCATCTGATACTAAAACTCTATATAATGCTGGATTATTTATTGTATTAAATCCTGTTCCACTAGAGCCAGATGATCCAGAACTACCTGAAGAACCTGACGATCCACTTGAACCAGAAGATCCGTTTGCTCCACTAGTTCCACTAGATCCTGACGAACCTGTGGAACCAGAACTACCAGAAGTACCAGTAGAACCTGAGCTACCGCTAGTACCTGTTGATCCACTAGAACCACTTGATCCAGATGATCCAGCACTACCTGATGAACCAGATGAACCGTTTGCTCCGCTTGTACCAGAACTACCGGAAGATCCAGAACTACCACTAGTACCTGTTGATCCGCTTGATCCAGATGAGCCTGCAGTACCACTAGTACCAGATGAACCTGAGCTACCAGATGAACCATTAGCTCCTGATGTTCCACTAGATCCGCTTGTGCCAGTAGATCCACTTGAGCCTGAAGATCCAGAACTACCGCTAGATCCTGCTGTACCAGAAGTACCACCACCAACAATTAATGATGCTTCAAACCAAGTTCCGTTTCCTGAAGAATTTATATTTTGAGATGTAGGATTTCCTGTATAAGCAGTAACTTCTACATAATCTGTTGAACCATTAAAATAAATTATTGCATCTATTTCTTGTGCATAACCTGAGCCAGATAGAATTTGAGTTTGATGTATGGCAATTTGAGTTGTTCCATTTTTTCTAAATTGGATATTGCTTTGGTTATTAGTTACAGAACCGGCATCCCACCAAACTTGGGCATTAGTTATATAATAACCTGCAACAGTTGGTTGAATTTTATTAGAAGTTAACCAATTATTAGGATCAAAATCATCGCCAAATGTTACAACAGTATCAACACCATTTGATATAGTTTGCGAACCTCCTTGTTTAGTACCTCTAACAATATAGTTAGATGCTACAAGTCCTGTTGGTGAAGTACCTGATGAACCTGCAGTACCTGATGAACCACTAGAACCAGAAGTACCAGAGTTACCAGACGTACCACTAGATCCACTCGAGCCATTAGCTCCGCTAGTTCCTGCAGATCCACTTGAACCTGATGTCCCTGAACTTCCAGAAGATCCAGAAGAACCATTAGCACCACTAGTTCCTGCTGATCCAGAACTACCTGATGAACCACTAACACCTGATGATCCAGATGATCCGCTTGATCCAGATGAGCCTGAGGAACCGCTTACTCCTGACGTACCTGAACTACCGGAAGATCCAGAACTACCATTTGCTCCTGATGTACCTGATGTACCACTAGTTGCTGTAGTAAATGATGTTCCGTTTATAGTTAATGATCCAGTAATATTTACAGAGCCTGTAAATTGATGAGTATTAGATAATTCACTACCAAATACTGTTGAGCCTGTAATATATTCTTGAGAAGATGTAATATTCTGTACAATAAGTGTTTGCGCTGTTATTGTTCCAGAACTTACAATACTTCCAGTTATACTAAGAGTATTATTAGAAAAAGATAAATTAGTTGATGCAGTTGCTGCATTTGTAGTGCCGTCTGATAATATTATTCTATTAGCTCCAGGATTATTGATGGTATTGAATCCTGTACCTGAAGTTCCTGAAGTACCTGATGATCCAGATGATCCGCTTGAACCATTAGCTCCTGATGTTCCACTACTGCCAGAAGTACCAGTTGATCCACTACTACCGCTTGTACCTGTTGAACCAGATGTGCCGCTAGAACCAGATGATCCATTTGCTCCGCTTGTTCCAGAAGATCCAGAACTACCTGCAGATCCTGAGCTACCAGATGTTCCACTAGATCCGTTTGCTCCAGATGTCCCAGAACTTCCAGATGAACCACTTGAACCAGAAGTACCATTTGAACCATCGGCACCGGAAGTACCTGACGATCCTGAACTACCTGAAGTTCCTGATTCTCCACTTGTGCCACTAGATCCTGAGCTGCCAGATGATCCACTAGAACCAGATAAACCTGAAGTACCTGATGAACCACTAGTTCCACTCTCTCCGCTTGTACCTGAAGACCCTGAACTACCTGATGTACCAGAAACTCCACTACTTCCAGAAGACCCTGATGTTCCCGCACTTCCTGATGAGCCGCTAGTACCGCTCTCTCCACTAGTTCCTGAGCTTCCTGATGTTCCAGAAGTACCCGATTCTCCAGAACTTCCACTAGATCCACTTGTTCCTGTAGAACCAGATGAACCAGAACTACCGCTTGAACCAGATGATCCAGTTGTACCAGAACTACCTGATGATCCAGAGCTGCCAGATGAACCATTAGCTCCCGATGTTCCACTTGTACCTGAAGTCGCAGCAGTAAATGATGAACCATTTATAGTTAATGATCCAGTAATATTTACAGAACCTGTAAATTGATGAGTATTTGAAAGTTGAGATCCAAAAACTGTTGATCCAGTTACATATTCAACACTAGAAGTTATTGTTTGAACAATTAAAGTTTGTGCAGTAATTGTATTTTGGATTAATGCATTTGATGCAGTTATTGCTCCATTAATAGAAATATCTCCTAAATTATTTATTGATCCTGTAACTGATAAAATATTATTATCATAAGTTAAATTAGACGATGCAGTCGCTGCATTTGTTGTACCATCAGACAATATTATTCTGCCTTGACCAGCATTGCTAATAGTATTAAATCCTGTTCCTGAAGATCCTGCTGTACCGCTTGAGCCTGTAGAACCAGATGAGCCACTAGATCCGCTAGTGCCTGCAGATCCACTTGAACCTGCCGATCCTGAGCTGCCAGATGATCCGCTTTCCCCACTAGTGCCAGATGAACCAGAACTACCCGAAGTGCCAGATGTTCCAGAGCTTCCGCTAGATCCAGTTGAGCCAGAACTTCCAGATGTTCCTGATTCTCCACTAGTTCCTGAACTACCTGATGATCCAGAGCTACCAGACGTTCCCGACTCTCCACTAGTGCCAGATGATCCAGAGGAACCTGTACTACCAGATGATCCTGTAGAACCAGAAGATCCCGATGTACCTGTAGACCCAGAAGATCCTGATGTACCAGAACTTCCAGATGAACCTGAGGATCCAGATGTTCCACTTTCCCCACTAGTACCAGAAGATCCTGATGTACCTGTACTTCCAGAACTTCCTGATGATCCACTAGATCCAGAAGTACCTGAGCTACCGCTTGAACCTGAACTACCAGATGATCCAGCAGTTCCAGAAGTTCCTGATGTAGCTGCGGTGAAAGACGATCCATTTATACTTAATGATCCAGTAATATTTACTGAACCAGTAAACTCATGAGTATTAGATAATTGAGAGCCGAATATAGTTGACCCAGTTACATATTCAATTGATGATGTAATTGTTTGTGCTACTATAGTTTGTGCAGTTAATGTTCCTCTAACTAAAAAATTATCTGCAGAAGATGCTGTATCCGCTAATGTTGCAGATGCTGCTTTATTAGTATATTGAAATAAACCAGTAGATGGATTTACAGCAACTAAAGAGCCTGATAATGAATTATTTTGAGCAATAACAGGATTGTAAATACTACCACTTATATTAATTGATCCAGTTAATTCATGTTGATTATTTGGATCTAATCTAAATTTTCTATTAGATATACTATCTTCTCCTCCAACAAAAAATTCAAGAGGGTAATTAGAAGCATTACCTATATATAAATAATTTCCTGTAGAATATAAATAGGCATCACTTCCTAATCCAACCCCTCCAGTAACATTATAATTAGTGCTGTTAATACCTAAATTAATAAAGTTAGTAGTTTCAGTAGCATTGTCATTTTCAGCTACTATATCTGAAGAAGCTTCACTTCCTGTTGATCTATTTTGTAAACTAAGTTGAGAGTAATTATCAACATCACCTTTTATTTGAACTAAATTATATGTTTCTGTACCTTGTATTCCTTCTATCCAAAGAGAAGCAGGATTAAATGAATCATATTGACTTGAGTTAATACTAATAGTACCTTGATTATGAATCCATAATCTAGCATTTTCAGTAGTATCAAAACCACCATTAAAGAAAATAATTTGTTTACCTGAAACAGCATTACCTATTAGTAAATTTTCACCTGTAGAATATAAATAAGCATCTAAAGCACTACCAATATATTGATTAGCATTATATCCAGAACCATTAATACCTAAATTAACATAATTAGCTTCTTCGTTTCCATTATCAGCAGTCGCTACAATATCTGAAGACGCACTAGGTCCTGAATTAAAATTTTTTATATTTAATTGAACATAACCATCTACATCAGCATGACCTGATATTAAATTATACGAATTTGTTAAAGAGTTTACTAAAAAAGTTTCAATAGCTTCAGGATGTAATGATCCTGTTGCGTTTATAGCAGTAAAAGATCCTGATTGATAAATCGTACTAGAAACTAACGCTTCTGATCCAGAAAATACAGATAAATAAAATGAAGATCCACTAATAAAACCTGAACCTATAGTAACTATTTCTTCACCTGCAGAACCAGATCTTTTCATAAACGCTTTACCATCATAGGTATTAAGCGCAATTTCACCAAGTTGTAAAGAAGCTGTATCAGGTATTCTACCTGGTACTGCGCTTCTACGCAGTTTCAGATACTGGTTTGACATGTGACGTTATTAGTTAGTATATACTGGTTCAAAGACTATGTAGTCTCATGTATAAATATTAGTAATCTCCTAAATCCATAGTATCAAAGCTGCCAGAATCTCCAAAAGAATCAATATTTTGTATAGTTAATGAACCTGTTTTTTCATTAGTAGAAGCTATATAAACAGAACCTGAAATAATAAAATCTGCATTTTGTCCACTGCCACTTAAACTAAGTTGTGAATTAGCTTCATTATATTGAAGATTTGATAATATTTGTTTAAATTTTAACCTTGCCATATTAGTTAAATTTACCTACTCCTATAATAACATCCGAAACTTCTAATTCGTACTGTAAAGCTGTTGTATCTAATACTAAAGTAGAAGATGTTGTATTATTAGTAAAGCTTATTATACTTGTAGCTTCTACGTATTGACCATTTACAAAGAATGTAAAGTTATTTACGCTAGTAGCGGGAAGCCCTGTTGGAGCATCTAAGAAACCATATGGGAACGTTACTGTATTTGCTGATACAAATGTTCCTGTTGCAGTCTTGTTAGTATTTAAATAAGTTATTGCTGCCACATCAGTTCCAGTATTATTAGTTATATTATTTACAATATTCACAGAATCGTTTAATAGTACAGATTTAGATCCACCAGATTTTCCTTTTTTAACTCTAGCACTAAACTCTTCAGTGCCTGTAGAAGTTTCTAGTCCAAAAACTACTTTAGAAATCCCATAAGCGTTAGATGGAGTGGCTAATTTTTTATTTAAAGTATCAGGAATTAAATAACCGTTTAAAGTAATATTAAAATTTGTTCTAACCGCACGATTGTCACCTATATCATAGGTTATGCTATCATCAAATGATTCAATTGAACTGTAAAAAAGAAAGCGATTTGGGTCACCCCAATAGCTTCTGGATGCGAAGTTTAGTGATTCAATAAGCTTATCCATTTGCTCAACAAAATAAGTCCAAACTATGCATTCATACTCTACAGTTATATAATCTGGAGTAGCTGATACTACATACTTTGTTTCTGGTACTCTATTATTTAGCGCTCCAAAATTACTATAAATATTTCTTTGAGTAAATGCTTTTTTAAATAGTTGAACATTATAAACTTGATTACCATCTAATTTATATCCTAAATTACGATTTTGTGTTATAGAACTTCTTTTAAACATTAAAAGAGGCGCCATTAATTTTTCATTCTGATCTCTATAATAACCATCTCTTTGAACACTTTTCCAGTTTTCAGGAGTACCATAAATTACAGGAACAGTTAATTTAGAATTATTTTGAACTACAGATAATTTAAGATGATTATTAAAATAGTACATTAATGCTTCATCAACATCTTTTATACCAATAGTAAAATCTTTATCTCCATTTTTTCTTTCGCTTATTTCATAAGCTCTATTTTGTTCAGGCTGTCCTAATTTAGTTGGTTCAGAAAAAGGTTTTTGCACTGTACCCTCATTTGGTGCATAAGCAGGCCCAATGAGTTTACTCATAAATTCTTTTCTATTTTCAGGTCTAACTATTTGTATCGCCATTATAATCTTTCTTTAGTTATACCAAGTTTATCAGGATTAACATAGTGTCCAGTTAAAATAATAGAATAAGATTGACCAAATCCTTCAACTGGTGTTGAATAAGAATAATCGGGATCTTTACCTAATATCAACTGGTTTTCATTTGTATTATTTATCTCATAATAAACTTCATTATACATAACTATATCTCCCATTTCTGGAACTATATTTGCTTCAATTAAATGGTCTTTAAAAAATCTAAAATCAACAGATCTTTCTGTATCAGGACCATAATCTGTATTTGTTCTACTAAAATCCCCTCTTACAATTAAGCAAGGAATTAAAACAGGTCCTATAAAATATTTAGTTAAAGCTTCACCGTACATATTTACAGGAGTATCATTTAGCTTTATTTTATAATAGCCTACTTGTTGAGACACAATATCTTCAACGATCTCTTTTGTAAAGATCTTAAATGTAGCTACATCCCTAGTAGATCCAAACATTGCCATATTATCCTATATATATGAACATCGGTACCTCATTTAATGTACTCGATATTGATTGATTTTCAGATTGTTTACGCTCTAACTGAGCTCTACGACTCATATCTTCAAAATCCCCTCTAAGTCTTTCTCTAAGAGCTGTTTGTTGTTCACGACCTTTACTAATTAAGTCTCCAGAATTTAAAGTAACTTCCGAACCAGGTGCAGGGATTTGTGAATATTTTCCTCTAATTAAACCAAGAAGTTCTGAGGCTAGGGCTAAAGTATATTCATAGATCCATTGTCTACCAGGATGATTAATTTGTTTGTATGTTATAGTTGAATATGGGGCAAGTCCTGGATTTGCTATTAAACCTGGATCGGTTCCATAAGGACTATTTCCTGATATACTTTTTAATTCACTTTCTTTTGCATAATCAACCCAAACAACTATACCATCTTGTTCAGGCCAAGGAAATATAGTTAATTTATTATTTGTTATAGAAAAAGAATACATTGAACGACGAACATTATTTGACATTTCAATTTCTTGTATTCTAGATATATCCCAATAAATAGGAAATAAAACAAAGTTTAAGCCTGGTGAATAACTTGCCCAACCAAAATTTTCAGTTGCGCCTTGATAATTTATGCTACCTCCAATATATGGATCATAATACTGATTAATTGCTGGTTGAGCTTCATAATATATTCTATTAATAGAAATTCTATCTCCACTAGATATTAAACTTCCTGATAATGCCCATGCTTGTAAATCATAAGTCTGTTGACTAGCAGTTAGATATAATGCTGCTTTATATTGATTAACATACCCTCCTACTTGAATAGGCGTGCCATAATTTCCTGCTACAGTAATTATAGAATTTAAATTAGGAACAACAACTGTATTATTTAATGATGAACCTGTAGATGCTCCTTCTAAAGAAAGATAGTTATCTTTTATTTTAGATTGATAAAGTTCTTCTGCATAAACAGATACAGCTTCCTCAAAACAAGCATAAAAATTTATATCTTGTAATTCTACTTCCATTACAGGATAACCTAATTTACGAGCACAATAATTTGCTACTTTAGGACCGTCTGCTTGGAAATTAAGATCTAAATCATAAAAACCAAATGGAGTAGATCCTGAAATAGGACCTGGAGTTCCATCATATATTACTGTTGTTGCTGTAGATGCCATTAATCGTGTGCTTTATATATTTCAAGAATATGTTCTACTATTGGATCACGATGATTTGTTTTCAAAGTGACTACTGCAAAACCTGGCACTTCTTTAAAATTAGTGCATATGAAATTAAAACCACTTATTTTTTTATCTTTTAAATCTATCTGAGCAGTATCACCGCATATAATCATTTTACTGCCTTGACAAATTCTGCCTAATAATAACTCCATTTGTCTATGAGTTATGTTTTGACCTTCATCTACTACTACGCAACAATTAGTTAAGTTTCTCCCTCTCATAAAAGCTAAAGGTATTACTTCAATATTACCTTCTGCTAATTCTTTATCTATTTTTTCCTTATTATAAAGTCTATACATATTGTCATATATAGCTGCTGTATAAGGAGCAAGTTTATCATCTTTAGAGCCAGGTAAAAAACCAATATCTTCACCTGATGTAACCGCCGGCCTTGTTAAAATAACTTTTTCAACTTCTTTACGAAATAGCAAATCAAGAGCTATTTGAGCTGCGACTAATGATTTACCTGAACCAGCCTGTCCTTTTAAAACTGTTATTTTATTATTTAGTATAACTAATTTGGCTTCTTTTTGTTCTTCATTAAGTTGAACTTGAAATCTAATCTCATTTTTGGGTCTACGCTTAGCACTTTTATCAACCATGTTATAACGCCTTTCAAATAAATATTGATTAACAGTAAATAAAAAACCCAACCTTACGGGGTTGGGCTTTTATAATCTATAGTAGAGTTAAATTACACTACGTTAAGATCAGCTACTGCTACCAAGCCATAGTATTCAGGACGTACCATAGTCATTGCGTAACGAGTCATAATACCTTTTCTTGGAGTGAAGGTATTTGGATCGTACACAAGTGGAGTCATGATCAATGGAACATATGGAGAGTAAACAGCGCCACACTCAAGGAACTGATTGCCACGGAAACCGAGCAAGATAACGTTCTCAAGCATGTAAGGATTTTTGTAAACCTTGTAACGGCTGTTCAACTGACCGATTTTTTGTACACCGAAAGCATACTTCATTGTATCAGCTGCGCCATCTGTATCAGCAGCAAATCCTGGGATAGACTCAAGAATTGTAGCTACAGTAGGAGAAACTACCATGAAGTTTGCACCACCGCGCAAAGTACGCTGATGGATAATATTAGATACTTTCTGAAGTTTGATACCCAAAGTCTGGAACCAACTCATTTGAGTATAGTAAACACCGTTAGTGTTGCTATCAAATGTAGTTGCAGCAGCGTTGATTTGGTTACCAACTTTAGCTGACCAATACTCGATAGTTGGAGCGTTTTGAATCAACATATCTAATACTTCCAAATCAATCTCAAGAGAGATATGCTCAGAAAGAAGACCAGTCAATTCAGCTTCAGCATCAAGAGAATGGTAAGCATTCAAGTCTTGTGCAAATTCTGGAGTCCATTGTGCTTTCAACTTACGAGTTTTAGCACTGATTGTTTGAGACTTCATTTGAACGTTGATCTCAGGGATAACGATAGAAGTTGCAGACAATGTATTTGGAACAGATGGGTTACCATTTCTGTCTTCGAAATCACCACGTGCATTGAAGTCAGTAGCTTTGTTATAAATAACAAAGAATGCATCCAATGTTGGAATTTCAGCTGTAGATGCAGTAACAAAGAATTCAATGTTAGCACCATTAACTTTAGTAAACTGCTGCAAGTTATCAGCAACAGATACTGATCCAGAAGTAACGATAAATGCACGTACTCCGTCAAGATTTGGAGTAGTCAAAGATGAAGTTGCTACAGTAAGCTTCTTGATTTGACCAGCTGCAACTGATGCAGAATATAAATTGTTGAAATCTATATCATTATAAGATGCAGTAGCTGCTGTTACAGTTACACCAGAAGCTGAGAATTGGTTCAAAGAATAACCAAAGCGACCAGCACCGTAAAGAGCGCCTTGAGCAAGGTTACCAAAGTTTGCACTTGGAGTACCGTAGATAGAATCACCAGCAGTGAAAGGACTCTTAGTGTTTCCGTATTGGAAATCAAGATAGAATACTAAACCAGCAGGAAGATTCATTGGCTGTACAGAAACGAATTCTTTAGCAGCGATTTGACCAAAGATCTTACGTACTAATGGAAGAGCAACACCAGCCCACTGCTCACCAGTACCAGGAGTAAAGGTAGCACCGCCAGAGTTTGCGTTACCGTTAGTAGAAGAAGATTCAACTACAAGCTGTTTAGCTTGGTTTTCGAGAATTACGGCCATGTTGTTGGCGTCGTAATCATGCATGCCCTCGAGAAGGCCAGACTTGCTCCACTTTTTAGCAAGACGCTGAGCAACACCATGTTGATCAGAGAAAGCCGTGTTAGCGGATTCAGTCAATAAAGATTGTACTAAATTTGCCATTTTGTTATTAATTTTGTTTTTTTGTTATTTGATTCCAGCAAGTTTTTGCCATCTACTCATCATATTATCTTGTTCGATAATAGGTTGTTTAGGGGCTACACCAGCTGCTTGTGAAGCAAAACCAATTGATTCTTTAAGTTGCTTTTTAGATTCAAAAGATTCTTTCAAAGTTTCAAAAGTATTCTTAACCTCAGTTACAGATGTAGCACGGTCAAGAGCATTAATTACTTTTACTTTTTGAGATTCAGTCAAAGTCTTAGCTTTAAACAACTTATTCATGTAAAGATATTTTGCATTAAGAAGATTAACTTCTTGAAGATCTTGGCGAAGTGCCTCTACAGTAGCTTTAGCTTCTTCGAGTTCTTCTTCCATTTTCTTTTTGTCATCATGGTCTTCTTCTTTTTTCTCTTCAAGTTCAGGCTCAGAATCTTTAGCTTCTTCAATGCCCTCTGCTTCAAGTTCAGCAAGAATTTCGTCTAATGAAATTTCAGCTTCAGCTTCAGAATCAGCGTCTGCTTCGTCAGAAGCAATGTCTGCACCCATATCTTGAGAGCCAGCCATTACAGATTGAAGAACTTGTTTAAGGTCACCAAGAGTGATGTCGATAATTTTAGTTTCGTCATCAACGTCTTCGCCGCCTTCTACTTCTTCTTCTTCTTCCTCTTCTTCTTCAGCTTCTTCTTCTTCAGCTTCATTTAAACTTTCGTCTTTCATTTCGTCATGCTTAGCCTCTTCCATTTCTGGTTTATCGTGGCCAACTTCATCAACGTTAGAAAGTTCTTCAAGTTGAGCAAGAATTTCTTCTAACTCAGCTTCATTAATGTCAAGATTTTCCTCCATTCCATCTTCAGAATAGGTTTCTTCCATCTTGTCATCGTGCATTTTTTTGTCCATACCTTCTTCAACTTCAGCCTCTTCAAGATCTTCTACTTCATCTAATTCTTCAGATAACTTCAAACGAAGCATCTCTTGAATCTTAGGTTCGAAAGCTTCTTCAAGCGCAGCTTTGGCGTTAGCCATTGCAGATGCTCTTAAGGCTTTAGCATCAAGGATAGCGTCTTGATACAATTTGCTCATGATTATAAGATTGTGTCGGGGATTGCTTATTAAATGTAAAGCAATATAAGGATTTTTTTATAGTAGTGCCATATTAGATCATGGCGCATATACCATAAATATCTAAGTCTGTAGTAAAATACATAAACTTAGAAATATTTTTTATTTACTTATACAACAAACACCAGATTGAGAACAAATAATATCTGATATTAATTGATGTACTTTATTTTCTTTACGTTGAACTATTGTATGATCTACTGATTCTCTTAAACCTCCCATTGGTTTCATATATGCACCATAAGTTGATGGTGTAGATACAAAATCCCAACAAATAAGATCTAGATCATCTTCAACTTGAACAAGACCTTCGCCAATTGGAGTAACAGAACCCATGGCCCTAGATGAAATACCAACTGTAATATTGTTCTTAAATAGTTCTTTTAATATATTTCCAGAAGGAGTAGGAAGTATTTCAACATCTCCATATAAATCTTTACCTTCCCAAAATAGTCTTATTATATTATGACTAACATTTTTAAGGTTAATAATAGAAGATTCTGGATGATCTAATTCTCCTAAAGCTCTATTCTCTGCAATTGGTCCGGCAATATATTTTTGTACTTGCTCAAATAAAGTTTGATAAGGATATATTCTTCTATTTGCATTAGGTTTATCAGTTGCCTGGACAAGTCCAGATACCACCATATTACCATTAGCTAAACGACGACCTTCAGTCAAAGACTGGGCTATAGGTTGGAAAGCGTTGTATTCTATTAAGAGTTGTTTAGACATTTTGTTCTTGGCCTGTTTTTAAATTTACAATTTTTAATGGCTCTCCAGTATTTTGTTCTATTCCTTTAGCTTGGTTTTTACCCATACTATCATTTTTTCCTGCTCCAACAACAGTATTTGAACCAACTGTTTTTATAACATAAGCCTCTTTTAATTTTTTTAAAACCTCTTTAAGTTTTTTCATTTTTTCTTTATCATCCTTATACATTTCCATGTATTGTTTGATCTTAGATAAATCTAAAGGCTTTTTAAATTGTTCAGGATCACCAATCATGCCGCTAAAAGGTTTTGCTTGATTTTTGTCCCAGTTTGCCCACATATCTTTTACAGAAGGTTCTGTTTGTGATCCTTGAGTAGGCTCTTGTTCTTGTGACTTTTGAGTAAAATGATCTACAGTATTAATTTGATAGTCTTTATGTGTACCGTCTTCCATTTCAACAGTAAATGTACCACCTACTATTTCAATTACTTTACCTTGACCATCAGGAGTGTGAACTTCTGAACCCACATGATGTTTCCAGTGGCTATCTTCGTTAACTAACTCTTTTTTTTTAAGATGCGTAGTAAGCTCTTCAATAGCAGACTCTTTCAAGGATTTAACCTTTACTTTCTTCATCTCATTAGCCTTGTTCTTATGATTAGCTTTTTTAACTTCTTCAGTTTCAAGCTTAGCATCTGCCTTTTCTACATCTTTTGCATTAGCAAACATCTCTTCATCAAATGCATGGGGATTCTTTTCAAGCATTGATGCAGCTTTGTTTAGAGCTTTAATATATGAATCGTTAGTAAGTTCTTTTTCTTTTGCTAATAGTTTCTCTACTCCTTTTTTCAAAAAGTATGGATTTACTCTATCAACCGCTGGATCTGTAGGAATGTTATTATCAACTTCATTTAAAGACATTTTTTTAGCAGCTAATTTAGGATCATTTTTTGATTTATTATCCATAAAAGAACCATCCCCCCACCAAGCTACTACTGCATCAGTATCTGCTGTTGAATTAAAATTAGGTCCTGCTTTAAATACATCTACATGTTGTAATTTGTCGTTAGTACTTACCAATGACTTAGCAAAAGATATGGCTTGATTTATATCTTTGAACTTCTTAGCTTGTCTAACTCCATCTGAATAATGCACCTCATAGTTCTCACTAATCTCAGCTTCACTAATCACACCCTTATTCTTAAGGATCTTTACAGCATCATCATAAGAAGTAACATTAGTTACCCAAGGAAGATTTTTATCACGGCGTACTTCGTAAAGAAACTTCTCACGACTTACTTCACCGGCTTTATGCTTACGATATAATTCAATTGTTCTCATGCTAATAAATATTTATCTTCCTTGTCCACGATAATTCTTTTCTGAACGGTCGTGTTTGTTAAATGATTTTTGTGCTTTTCCTTTTCTTCTTTTACCAAATGTAACTTTAGCTGCGCCACCTGAACCTTTTGCTTTTGCCATTACTTAAACTTTTTTATGTTTTGATTAAGTTCTGAAACCATTTCCTTGATTTTTGCAAGGGCTTTTTCTGTATGCATTTTATATTTAAGACCACCTTCACCTTCAGATAATTCTGTTTTTAGGCGGCTTACATATTCAAATAATCTATTAATCTCTTGTACTTTCCTTCTCACTTCACGAACAGCTTGGTGGAATTGATCTGATTTACCTCTAGTCTTAGTCTCTGTCTTAAATTTAGAATAGCTTTCATTTATATTGCTATTAGTAAACCAATCGTAGCTATCTTCATCATCATCTTGTTCTTCAGGTTCATACTCATTTCTGATATCTTCGATAGCTTTTAAAGCATCTATTTTAGTTATCCTATCTACTTTTGGATGATTTTCAATCTTTACTTTTAAATCATCAAGAATATTTACAGCAGACATTAAGTCTGTTTGAAATCTTAAAGATTCAAGAGCCTTATATAATTCTTCACTATTTTCATCTCTCATCTGTCTAATTGCCTCTCCTACTTTACTAATATAGTAGTTAAAGCTACGAATATCTTTTATATTGAGTTTGTTCTCTTTAACAAAATCACTTAGTTCTTCAAATAATTGTTTATAGATAAAACCACCTTTTGATGGACGATTAGGAACAGATGGAGCATCTTTCCAACCCCATTTGTTTTTCATATATACATTAGCTTTACCCGCAGCCAATTTAGGTTCAACATCTTTTTCTTCTTTTTTTACTTTCTTTTTGAATGCCTTATTAGTAGCCATTTGTTCACCGGTTCCAGGAGTAAAAGTTGCTCCAGTACCAGTCACAGACATTTCCTGACGTAGTTTTTGAGTAGCAAATTGATTGTTGAAATTAGACATTATTGGTTGTTTTTTAACTCTTCAATCAAATCAAAATATTGTAATATTCCTGTTATGGTCTCGTCTTTAATAGACTGATTATCTTTAATAGGAGTTACAAATTTTAATACTTCTTCTAATTTGATTTTAACAACCTGGTCTTTTGAAGACTCTTTCAATTCAGTTAATTCTTTTTGTATTTGATCTAACTGACTATTTAAATATACTTTAAGATTCTTTGTATCAGAAATATTTGTAATATATTCTTTCAATACCTCTTTTTGCTTTTCAGACATATCTTGATACTTGTTGTTGAACTTCTCAACCATCAATTTGTATGCTAAAAGTCTGATCTCTTTGTCTTCTTTCATAAGATCCTCTACTATAGACTTAGGAGCTTTTGAGTCAGAAAGATCTTGTTTTGTTAAGTGTTCAAGAAGATTGATCTTATTTACAATCAACTGTTTAGTATCTGATGTTTTTGAGTTTTGAGACTCAAGAATAGTATAAATTGAAGCATAAGGCTTGTAGTTATCTATTTTAGCCTTAAAGAAATTATCTAGGTCGTAATTCTGCTTAATTTCTTTTATCAAATTATATTTTAACTTGTTTATCTTTTCATAATCAAGTTTTTTATATTGCTCAATAAGAGTAGAAATTAATATTTCAGCTTTAGATTCTGTTAATTTAGGGCTAGTTGAGAAAGCGCTATAGAGACCATATTCTTTACCTAGTTCTGTATTTGTAAAATACTTTTTAAGTATCTTAACAGATTTTGAATCTTGATTATTCAAAAGGTCTGAAGTGGTCTGTCTAACTAGTAGTTCAAATAAAATACCAGTATTGCGATATTTGGAATGTTTTATTGCCATAGTTTTTTTACGAGTCCGCTAGTAATAAATATCTAAATATTTAATCTAAACCATTAATTATATTGTCTTCACTTAAAAGATCTGGTTGCTCAAACAAATTAACCTTTCTTTGGTGTTTCTTTGTCATTGCATTCAAAGCATTTTTATTTTTTAAATATTCTGCCATAGTCCCTTCTAATGCTAATGGGCTTCCTCCTTTATAGTTTGGCTTCATATTATTTTCTCCAGTCTCAGCATCCTTACTATAGGCTGCTTGACCAATTGGATCTCTGCCAAATCTAGAATTATCAGTGCCAATAATAGAAGTTACAGATTTAGGACGCCCTGGCTTATTTTCATCGTATCCATAAGGTACATTTAACATAGAATCTTCTTTACCTCCATATAGACTAGCTATCTGATGAGGTGTTCCGTATGCCTGACCTGATTCTGCTGGATCATTACCTTCTTCTTGTATTTGTGCATACCTAAATTCCCTCTTCTTATCTTCAATGATCATATCTTCAAGCTCAGCATATTGATCTTCAGAGAAGTGGAATATTTTATCATAGATAAAATCTCTAGGTAAGAGTGATCCTTCCATTGCTTGTTTAGCCAAATCAATCTTTTCTTTAAATAGTGCTATCCTTTCTTGATCGTAAATAATAGAAGGATTAGTCAATGAAAGGCTAAAGTTAGCAGCAGACTCATTAGTATATCCATGAGCATATAAGTGAACTAAGGCAATCTTAGTCAACTCACTAATTATAATTCTTTGTAATCTTTCAATAGTTCTAGCAAAACGAATATCTTCTGCAGCAAGTGTAGCTTTACCAGTTAGATCTTTTTCGTATCCCATGAAAGCTTTAGGTATTTTAAGAGCCGCAAATAACTTCTCACGGAAGTAAGCTACGTCTTCAATACCATTATAATCAAGGCCTTTTGCAGTATCTATCTTAGTAGAAGTATCATTACCTCTTACAGGGATAAAGAAGTCTTCTAATAAGTTTTGCTGGTTGTATTTGAGGTTATAATTACCTGTATTTGGATCAATCAAAGGAGTTTTCTTCATCTTTTGAATCATCTTCTGCATGTAATTATCTACTTCACCTGGAGGAATTGCTCCTACATTTACATAGAAAATTCTTCTTTCAGGAGCTCTTACTATACGATGAATCAACATTGCATCTTCAATCAACACATACTGCTTAAATAACTTACGAGCAGGCTCTAAATAAGATCTACCATAAGGAAGATAGTTAACGTCTCCAGTTAATCTGAAGTGCGCCATTTCAAAGTTGTCAAACCAAATACCGGTATCATTGTTCTTTTGTGAACTATATCCTGTAGATGAAGCTAGAGTTGCATTTGGATCATACTTAAATCTTACCTCTTGTGGGTTTTCTGGATTGTATCCTTCTTCACGAATAATATTATACGCTGAGAAAGGAATTACATTATAAACACCGTAGTTTTCTGCTATCTCTAATTTGAGGTAGAAGTCGCCGTATTTAGCCATGTTACGAACCCAAGACCAAAGATTAAATTCAATATTAAGTACAGAATAAAATAAATTGTAGAGGAGTTTCTGAATGTTTTCGTCAGAAGATCTAATTTGTAATACTTCACCTTGTTCATTTTTAAGTGTACATTCGTCTGCTACAATATCCAATGCTGAACAACAAATAGCATCTGTGTCCATAGCATCATAGTCTGCATATATTTGAACCCTTGCGGATTGATAGTTCTGCGCTAAGTTAAGGTTCACACCATAAGCTGTTGATGTAGTATATACCTTATTGAATCTATCAATTAAAGAGTTAGTTTGAATAACGCCAGATCTTTGTATAGTATCTGTGTCAATTACTTTAAGCATATCTCCGCCTTCATTACGAATGATAACATCTGTAGAAAACAGACGTCTTAAGGTAGAGAATAAATTGTTTTGTTTTTGCGGTTGTTGTTCTGCCATATTATTAAATTAACCAAGTTAAATCTTGTGTTTCGCCACCCATTGGAGTATTAACATTCATAATCCAAGGATTTTGATTATATTGATTATTAGCATTATAACTAATACTGTTATCTTGAGTTCTAGTAAAACTATTTAATGCTGCATAAGTTAAATTTTCTGCTGTCTTTCTATATCTAAGACTTGTTTCTCTTAAATACATTGCGATAGCAAAAGACATAACTAAGTCATCATTATAACTCTGCATTGCTTGTGCTTTACCATTTTTCCAAATAAAGACTCTTAACTCTTCTAAAAGTCTTATTGACTTTATGTTTGCTAATTTAGTCTCTACAAAGTCTCTCATCTTTTCTATAACCAAAGGCCTAGTTTTTTCTGTTGTACTAAAGCCAGGAACTAAACCAGTTTGAGTATTAAATCTATCTACATACTTAGTAAAGTCCATGTTTTGATCTTGCTTATAACTATAATGTACATTGTTATAACCCCTCTCTAATACTGTTTGAATTACATCCCAACCTATATTAGCATTCTCAATTACAACTAGTGCATTATTATATTCAGATGCAACACTTAATATTATATTAGCATAATCTCTAGTATCTATTTGTGACTTATACTCTGCTACTTGAGTTACAGATTCTATATCTATAACATGAAAAGAAGAGTAGTCTTTACCATCACCACGTGCAACGTCAGCAACCAAGGCATAGTATTTCATTGGATCGGGATATTCCCATAACCATAATGCTTTATCTAAACCACGCCTTTCTATTGGTTCTGAGATCATATTCTGCTCATACCAATTCAATATATCTGGTTCTATAACTGTATTACCTGACGTGGCGAAATCACAATCACACTCTTGAGCAGCATTACGCTTACCTAATATTGTATCTTGCTCGTCTCTCCAATCTTGATTACGTTCAGGGTGAACTGTCCAAGGAAGAGAGATTGGTAAAAACCTGTTCTTTTCTTCTTGGGCAGACGTATATGTTTTATGAAACCAATTACCTACACCATTAGGAGTAGATAAAGCTATACAACCACCACCTGTTGCCAATGTTTGTTGAGCAGCAGTAAATATTTCTTCAATACGATCAATGAACGCAGCCTCATCTATAACTAGTAGAGATACAGCTTCAGAACGGCCAGCATCACCAGCGGCAGATACTGCTTTTACTTGAGAACCATTTACTAATTTTAGACTAAGTCTATTATCTTCAGCTGTTCCTATTTTAAGCCAACTTGGTAAGTTTTGGTAAGCAAATCTTACTTTAGTTACCATATTCTTGGCAGTATCTTGCTTAGTAGCAATAACAAGAACGTTTTTATCTTTATTAAAGAGCATTAACCATAATGAGTAAGCAGATACTAAGGTAGATATACCTAACTGTCTTGACTTATTTATGATTGAATAGTCATGTTTCTGAAACAGTTTAAGAACCTTTTCTTGAAACGGATAAAGATTAAAAAATTGTCTACCTCTTTGCGGGTGCTGGATCATATAGTACTTCTTCATGAAGTATACAGGATCTGTCGCGCATTTGACAAACTCTTCTTTAATCTTTTCTTTTATCGATATCTGGTTATCAGACATTATTTTACAATTAATAAACCTATGATCGCAGCACCTAGTGCTACTTTTTGGAATCTACCAAATTTAAGTTTGCGATCAGCTTTTTTTACTTCTGTTTTCAAACCGTCAACTTGTATTTTATAGTTGTCAATTTGACTTGATTTATCTTTATCTATTTGAATATAATTAGCTTCTTTATCTCTTAATTTAACTATAACTTCTTCACGATTCTTAAGAGATTGGTCTAAAGTAACTATAACACTATCTTGTGCTACTACTAACTTTTCATTTGTTTCTCCTTCTTGAAGATCAACAACAATTGCTTTACTTACTTCTAGAGGAAGTTGGGTAGTATCTTTAGAAACTAAAATATATTCATTAGAATACTTAGCTATAAAAAAACTATCTACTTGAGTAGGAGTATATTTTAATGCGTCTTTTGCATCTTTAAGATCTCCTTTTAAATCTAAGACTTTTTCATTTAATTTACCTACTTTAACTACCAAGTATCCATTATCTTGTTCTAATACACTGATAGCTCCTTCTAAATGAGTATTTTCTATTTGTACAGAATCTATATTATGTTGTAATGAATCAATCTTTTGTTCAAATGGCTTAGTATCAAATTTAGGTGCTTTATAAATGAATACATACCATACTGCTATTAAAGCTAAAAGGCATATTACTATAATACTAATTGTCTTCTTCATCTGGATCTAATTTAGGGTTTTCTACTTTATCTATTTGAGCTTTAAGAAGCTTAATTCTATCAGGAATATTTCCAACAGCATTCTTATATCCAGCTACATCTTTAAGTTTAAGATTACCATCAGGTCCTCTTTCTGTATATTTTGCAAGGATAGTTTTTACTTGTTGTTGAAGATTGGCTAGCTCTTTTTTCTTTTTGTCTATTGATCTAAAATCCTTTTCAGATTGTTTAAGATCATCTTTTGAAGGTTCTGCCTCCATATCTTCCTCTTCTCTAATTCTAGAAATTATGGTAAGATTGTTTTCGACTAAATACTTTTCTAAGTTAAATGACATGGTCGTACATTTACTTATAAATATTTATCAATCAACAAAATCTTCTTTAGTAGTAGCTTTCCTTAAAGGTCTAGATAATTCTAACCATCTGTCATAATCGTATTTAACTCCAAACAAATAGTATTCGTCCTGCTTATTATGTCCTTTTCCATAAAGGATGGCTGGTCCTGTAGCACAGTGAGGTTTTGTAACACCTTTTTCGTCTTCGTAAATGTGAATTGTTGTCCCTTCTATAGTCTTTATTGTTCTATAGATCGTATCTTTTTTTGCCATGTTATTAATTTATGGCTAATATACAAAAAATAATTAAGAGATATTAACTAAAGTCTATAGTATCATTTACTGAAATATCATCATCTGTCAGGGTATCTCCAAATAAAAATTTAGTGAGAGAATAAATTCCATTATCCATAAAATCTTTTACTTTATCAATATAAGATTTAATAGTATCTGTTATTCCTTCTTTAAGTTTAGTTGGATCTGATATTAAAGATACCACACTCCAAAATCTATATCTTCCAGTTTTTTCTCCTTTTAATTTTTCAGAAGAAGATTTAAATCTAACAGTCAATTTCATTTGATCTGCTATTTTTGAAGCATACGCATCATTTTGAGTAGAGTGCAATTTAGGATTAGATAAATCACTACTTACAGATAGTACATAATCAGCAGACGCAGGACTACCTGCCCCAAATTTTTCATATCCAGACATTGCTTCTTTTGCAAATGCAATTTTAAATTCAGGACTTTTAGTAAATAAAGACTCTAACTTTTCAGCCATTTCTTTATGCGCTTTATCACCAGCCGCTAATATCTTGTCTTTTCCTGATTTTAAACCCGCTTCTACTCCTCCAGATTTTGTATATCCTACCTCAACAAATTTATCAAATGTGTTTAGGACTTCTTTTGCTTCTTTTGTATTTAGTATTCCAGGAACTTTTTTAGCCGCGGCATAAAATGTTGCTAAAGACTCATTTTTACCTCCTGACATTAATTGAGAATTTCCTACTTTTACTGATATTTTTTTATTTCCTAATATTACATCAGTTTTTGGAGTTGTATTAACAGCTCCTTGATTTTTCCAAAAATCGGTTAATGTTGCTTTTTCACCGCTTCTTCCTGTTGCTCTAGCAGATTTACCTGTTTGAAGTTTTAATTCTATTATTACATTCTTTGCTTTTTCTAGCATTTTTTTATTAGACTTAAGTTTATCTAATTCTTCTGGTAAAATTGCATCAGGTGGTACTTTTAATCCGTTAACTAAATACCAAGCGTATACTAAAGCCGATTCAAAAAGGGTCGCCTCACCTGTATCTGCTTCTTTTAATATAGCTTCTAATATTCTAGATTCTGTTAATTCTTCTCCTCCGCCTTCTTCTGTACTAGTTTCCGCTGGAGGTGTTGGTCCTGCTTCTTCTGCAGGTCCTTCTGAATCTCTAGTGCCTTGCTCTGCTCCATCTGGGCCTTTGGTCTTTAAAGGATTACCAAACCTAAGAAGTCTTGATATAGCAACCATACATCTTTCTTTCTCACCAATAGACATTAAATAATACTTCTTTCCTTCAACAGTTGCTTCATAGGCTTTGCCCATAAACTGCAAGAAAAAGAATTGCCCATTATGTAGAACAATTTTAAATGTAGTCGGCTTAGGAGCAACTACATATATACCAGTAATATATTCTTCAAATGAAGGAGTCATAAGATACTCAAGAGTATTCTTAAGTCCTACATACTTCTTTAATATAAACTGCATAGGATCATCCTCAAACGTTGATTGTTCAGGTTCCATCCTATCTAATTCTTGTAAGAGTATTGTTTTTAATATGTCTTGGTTACTCACTGGCATTATTTATTTTGCTTTTTTAAGCTTTATAACACTTTCCATCATAGATTTAAGAGACGTTTCGTTAATCTTTTTTGGAATAGGTAATACATCAAGATCTTTAGCAAGCTCCTTAGCTTTATCTTGATCTTTTGCACTTAACTTATTATAAGAGGTAATAAGTTGAGATTTGGTGATGTTTTCTTTTTTATATAGCTGTAAATTTTTAGAAAAATCTTTAAGACTAATAGACTTGACTTCCATCATAGATTGAAGTTTCATATCTAAATCTTCTGCATCGCCTGCAGGTTCTTCAATTGTACCGTTTGGTAATTCATCCATATCATGTTCACTATTATGATATTCATGGTAGTTTTTTGAAGCTTGATTAATAAAGTTCTCTGCATTAGTAATGTGATCTTGGATCCAAGCTGGGATGTCTTTTTCATCTTGGCCTAACATATTCATTAATTGACTTGCTGAGCTTATAATAGACTTAAGACTATTTTGTGCCATTGATACTTCATGGTCTTCACCTTCTTTTTTTACATCTTTTTTTGCACGAAGTGCAGCAAAGTCTGCACCAGTAATTTTGTCTTTAGGTTCAGCAGCTTGTGCTATTTTTTCTTGATTTCCAGGAAGATCTTTTTCGTTCAACTCTTTCATTAAAAGAGCTTTAAAGAATGAAATACTATTCATTTGTATTATTTTGTCTTTGTTTACATTTATTACATTTACAACCTTTATGTATATAAATATTATATCTTAATTTTAACCAACTATAAACACCAGCTAATCCTAATGCACCAGAAATCCATGCTAATGCATTTAATATCATAGCAGTCCAACAGGCTGGGCACATTACTTTTTCTTTTTAGATTTACTTGCTTTTTTCCATAACTTTTTATCTACTTTTCTTGCTCCACCTTTACCTGTTACAAATGAATTAACTCTACCCATTGCCCATTGATGCTGTCCAACTCCAGGGCGATGTCCTGTTTTCCAAGCCGCTAAACCTTTAGCATAAACGCTTTTAAGTATAGTTTTAGATATACCAGTAGACTTGGCTTTATTTGCTAATGCTTTTTCTACTTCAGCATCGTACTCAAGCATGAGTATTTGCTTTAATATATCTAATTTATTTATCATTTCTTTTTCTTTTTATCTAGTTTGTTTTTAACTATTTCTCTAGTTCTATCCATTTTCCTTGCATAAGCAGGATCGTCTTTACGGTTAAAATTTGCTTGTTGGTTTAATGAGCCAGTTATTTTACTCATGTTACCTTTTCTTGTTTTAATTAACCAATTAGCTAACTTTTCTGCTGGCAACTCTTTAAACCTACCTTTTGCATCTGGTGCGTTTGAATGGTGAAACTTTAATCTTTCTTCAACTAATTGTTGTAATAGTTTTTGTAGCTTCATTATTTTTCTTTTTTACCAAACCTTTTTTCATACGCAGAAGTTGCAGCACTTTTCTTAGTTTTATATTTTTTAGTCTTAGCCTTATCTGAATAATCTGCATCCCATTTACCATACGCAGAAGGATCATCAGACTTTAATTTCTTTACTCTATCAATTTCTTTCTTCATTGCTGCTGCATCTTTAGTAAGATATGCAGGATTAACTTTACCTTTCTTTTTTGCTTCACTTACTCTAACACAATTAGGAACCATTCTGTTCCCTTTCTTTTTTAATCCTTTTTGTCTGTATCCTTTCCAACAAGCTTCTTCTAAAGGATTTAAATCTAATTCTCTTCTTATTAAATCAAACTCTTCATATTCCATCCCTAAAAGTTCCTCTTGTACATCTTCTTTAGATCTTAGTTTGTGATAAGGGAATACTACTTTAGATACTAATTCAGGATTTTGATCATATAAATCTAGAATAGGTTGTATTGTCATTACTCCCATTTCTGAGATAACTTCATTCAATATATCTTTAAGCTTGATCATTTATTTCTAATTATTAGTTCACCTAATACTTCTAGTCTACCAACCTCTCTTTGAAATTCTGTTTGAGTCATATTCAAAGATATGCTTTTATACGTTTTATCATATTCTTTTTTAGCTTCTTCTATATTAAACTCACCTTGTTTAGCTTTCTTATAATAAGGAAGCTTAACTATAAAGTGGTTATAAGTAAGCATAGATAGGCCGCCTTTTTCCTTTGCGTTGTTTGCAATCTTCTCAGCACCCTTCATTCTTGTTTCTGCAAAATCTATGAAAGACTCTTTAATTTCCTTTAAAATATCTAGAAGCTTTGTCATATGAATATAAATATCTTAATTTCCACTTTGATTTATATCATAGTAATAGGAGTCTGAGTCTTCGGATACCCACCTATCAGAAACAGATTCTACATTTAATAGTTCCGTATCTACTTTAATCATTTTTGGATCAATAGGAAAGTCTTTTGTTATCCAGTTAGAATCCTTCCAGTATATCCTATTATTAGGCATACAAAGTAAATAACCATCATCTGCTACTAAAATATGGCCGCATTTGTAGTCTGATGGTTCATTTGAATAAGTATTATTCTGCCAATCTATGGTCATTAAGTATGTAGCCCAGACCGTAGTTTTATCTCTAAGAATAACTTTGCATCTTTTGTCTTTTAGGAAGTCATATTTTATAACTGCGGCATCTGAACCAAAACAATCCCATAATTGTTTAAAATAGTAAGGTATATCTTTAGTGGGAGGTTTTAAATATATTTCAGACATAGGAACTCTAGATCTAAGCATCCCGTAGTCTGTCATTACATGGAAAGTTAGTATCTTAGCATCTACAGATTGAACTCCAAAGGCGTAACAATTATGAAATATATTATCGTCTTTTTTGTCTTTTGTAAAATAAGATTGTCTAACTAAACACTTAAAAGATTCTATATTATAATTTAGCATAATTCATTTACCACTTCCTACATGACCAATATCTTGCTTTCCATCTTGGTCCAGGATTAGTATCACAATGATGTCTTGCTCTAAAACTTTTTCTTCTTTTAGGATTACCTTTTTTTATTTTTACTCCTTTCTGGCCAAAGTTTACTTTAACAACGTTTCCTTTAGCATTCTTAACATACACCTTAAACTTTTTAACATCACCAGCCATTGGTTTTCCTAATTGCACTTTTCTACCTTTATATTCTGCTTCATGAAGTATATTAATATGATCTTTTATATATTGCGCTAAACATTGAGGACAAAATTCTCCTTCATTTAGTTCTTCAAGTCCTGCTTTAATTAATTTATCATAGTATTTAGGATCTTCTTTAATATGATCTAAAGCTATTTTTAAAGCTATTTTAGGATCATCAGTATGCTCCATTTCAACTTCAATACCTTTTTTTATTTGAGATAATAAAGCTTTATCCATTACTGTAAGAATTTAAGTTTATACTTAGTATCTTCTATTAGTTTAACTACAGTATCAACTTCATTTTGAATATAAGAATCTTGAGGAATATCTTGCCTAATCATTTCTACAAACTTAGAAAGTCCTTCAAAATACATTTTAGGATTATTATCTTCACGAATAGCTTCAGGCATTTTATAACCTGTTATAATCCCATAACGACCTTGCAATCCTTCTGCAATTCCATCTATTAAAGGTACTATATCTTCATAGTATTCTTGTAAAGCTTTATGAGCCGCAAAAGAGCCTGGGCCTTGGATTTGTAAATGATAAATGTGAGCCTGATTTCTAGACTGCATTAATGTTCCAAGAAATAAACCTAAAGCCTCCATTATTTTTCTTTTTTCTCTTCTTTCTTGTCTTCTACTTTCTCAACATTCTTTTTGCTCTTCTCAATCTTTTCCATCTTACTCATAAGATCATCTATTTGTGTAGCAATCTTGGCAATATGTTCTTTGTGTTTAGAAGCATTTTTAGGATCTTCTTTAGCCATATCAACGTGCTCTTTACGCTTTTTTTCAAGATGATCGATAGTCTTTTTTAATTTGTCTCCAACTTTTCCTTTCTTTTCTTCAAGTTGTAAAGCTTCATCCATACAAGACTTATAAGCTTCAGCAGCAATTGCTTGTGCTTCTTCAGCATTTACATGTACAGAATGCACATCTTCCATACCTATATTTAAAGGTTGAATTCCTTCAAGTGGATTTAATTCTAATACTAAATCTGATTCATTCATATCTGCATTAGGTTTGCGTACTATATACATAGAGGCTACTCCCATATTTTCTTTCTTAACTTTTTTAGGAAGGCCTTTATGTTTAGTTGCAGCGAAGTCTTTTACATCGCCTTTTTTCATTGATTTAGCCATTTCTTTTGCTTTTCCTGATGCTTGTGAAGGTTTTATATCTCCTTTTTGAAGGGCATGAACTATACCCATTAATTTTTGTTGTTGTTTAGATGCTGCTGGCATACTATATAGATTTACTAATAAATATCTGTTTTCCTAAACTCCTCTATCTTTTCTTTAAGCTGTTTATATAACTGAGATTTGTCTCCACCATGCCAATTTTCTACATCTCCTTGTTCAGTTACAAATGTGTCTTTTTCCTCAAGCCATGAATCCAAGGCCTGTTCAAATTCTTCAAGACTAGCATTCTTATTCATATTAAGAATATTCTTCTCATATTCCTCATACTTTCCTTCAAGCTTTAGTTTAGCCTCCATATCAACAACACAGTTCAAACACATTTTATGTACAGAGTACATCTTCTTATTTAATTCATTTGCCTTCATAGGCTTCTTACAACTAGGACACGTAAGAGGTAAAGATACTAAGTGTTTGAATTTATCTAGCTTGGTAATAGATTGTTTTATACCATTCTTAATGGTCCACTTCTTTCCATCCTCTTCCCAAGTATCACCCTCTTTGTGCTCCTCTATTTTATTTTCCCAACCTCCGAGTATTTGAGTTTTATCACCAGTTTTACCAGTGATAATGTTTCTCATTCTTTGAACGTCTTTTTGTTTGAATTCTTTTTTTAGAGTAGAATCTTTTGGTAACATAACTATTTTATTCTAAATTTACTTAATATATCTTTTGTTTTATTAATATCTTTATGCATTATTGCAATCCCGCCTAATGCTTTCCAAGGAGCAAGATTCGGCCAATAATCATCTATTAGCATAGAGTTCTTAGGATCAGCTGTCATCATAGAATGCTTATCTCCTGTTTGAGCAAATAGAATTTTTTTAGGTTGAGGATTTAAATTATTTTCTATCCACATTTTTTTTCCTTCTTTAGCAAACTCAAATTTACTAGGACTAGTTAAAATATACGGTTTATATTTTCCTATAATAGACCATAATTCTTTACCTCCAGGCATCCAATTCATTTTGGCCCAGAAGTCAATACCAGCTTCATTTACTGCAACTTCAAATGCTTTAGAACCTTTTTCTGTATAATATTCTCTAGGTTGAACTCCATAAAAGTGTTCAAATCTTTCATCAAAATCACATAGAACTCCATCCATATCACAATAGATTTGAATACCTCCAGTTTGTTCTACTTCATATATTTGTTTTAAGCTAGGTAGAAGAGATTCGTAAATAAGATCATTACTCTTACCATAATCTCTCATCATCATACCAGCTAGTGCATTTGCTTGATTCTCTATATTAGAACCGGTTTTGCCTGCATCTGCATATAATTTACCTAATTCATTTTGTTTATGATGAACTAATTCATGACATAAAGTTCTAAGTATGTCTGCTAGATTTCTATTACCTATATAAACATCTAAATGTTTTTGATTTGGATCATATTGTCCAAAACTTCTTTTTTCAGTAGCCCATTCACGATCATTTAAAAACCTAATTGTAGGAAGTTTATCTATATCAAGTTTATTTTTTACAAACTGTATAAAATCCTCTATTATTTCTTGTCTTTGTTCTGGTGTCATTTCATTATTTTCAATAATCTTCCAAATACATCTTTAGCTACTCCCTTATTATATGCTGAGTCTGGGATAAACTTAACAAACTCTTCAAAGTTACCATCTTTAATTGTAGCTCTCATTTGAGTTGCAGATATTCTACCAAATTGTGCAGGTATAATTTGAGGTCTTATTTTATTAGGGAATCTTTTTTGTATAGAATCAAAATATCCTAATTCTGTTTGTTCTTCTTCACCTGATGCAACATAAACTGGATCAATATCTGGGTTCTCTGCCATAAAAGAAAAGATATCTTTTATAGGTGTTGACTCTTTAGATATTGATACTTCTATTTTAGGATTAGGTTCTGCTTTTAAATATTCTTGCCAAATATAAAGAGAATCTTCAGGAGTTATACCGTACTTAGTAACATTAGATATAACAACATATACCTTATTAATATAATTTAGTGATGCTAAATACTTTGCAGCTTCAAAATGTCCTTTATGAGGAGGCTTAAATTTACCAGGGTAAAAACAAGGGCCTACATCTGGAGATGCTTCTTTTAATATATCCTCTGCTATCTGTCTTCCTAGTTGTTCGAAGTTAATCATGACTTAATAAATGATTTTGCTTTAGACACAACATTTTCAATACTATCATCTTTTAAAGACTCAACTTGCTTTTCTATATCTTCAAATTGTCCTGATAAGATGTCTATTTGTTTATCCACTAACTCTTTAGATTTTGCTTTCTCCTCAGGTGATTTTTCCTTGGCGGGATCTTTTCTAAAGGTAGAAGTAAATTGTCCAGAAGATAATAGCTCAGAAAAGAATTCTTTTAATTTACCAGAATTGTAGGCTTTCATAAAAGCGTCTACCATTTTCTTTTCAGCAGGACTTACATCAGTTTGAACTAGTAAAAAATTATCTCCAAACATACTTTTATATGTAGAGATATTTTTATATACGTTATTCCAACTTGACAATACTCCAACTGTTGGTACCTTTCTTTCTCTCTTAAAGTTTCTTAAGAAGCTAACTACTGGATTGGTGTAGACCATAATCATCATTACATCGTATCCAGCAGATTCTATACCCTTCACTCTTTCTACATTTGTTCCTGTAGTATCGTAAAGAAAGTTTTTTCCTGATTTTATTGCATTAGGAAGATCAACTTTCTCGATATAACTAGAAGCTTTGCCCAGACTATTATACATAGGACTATCTTTGTCTTCTACATACTTGTCTGCATTTAGTTCTTCCCAGCCTGCTTTTTGAAGATCTGGTTGTAATTGCCTAACTACACTGGACTTGCCTGCACCTGCTCCGCCAGCCATAACAATAGCCTTACTACCATTTTCAGGTTGTTCTTTTAATAAATCTAGTAGCTTAATCATACTACTAATAAATATTAATCTGTAAGTTTAACGGTATTAGGCAGAGTAAGTAATTCAATCTCAGACTCAGGATGCATAATCTTATAAGTCTCATAGGTATGCAAGAACATACTAAAGTACTCGTCAACTGTCTTCTTTCCTTCAATTATTTCCCAACCTGCACCTTGCATTTTTTTGCCTGCCTTATCTGCCCCTCTTTTAGAAGATTTAAGCCATATGATACCGTTACGATCCACTTTTTGGAGGTATCTTTCTTCATAAGCTTTAGTGTAGGCTGACATTTGTAAGTAGTAGCTTTCATGAACTGAGTTTGATGTTTTGATATCTAATAACCACTTTTCTCCTTTAATATCTACCAATAGATCTAAAGTACCAGAATATTTGTAGGTGTCACTAAACATGAATTCTTCTGATAGTAAAAGAGTTGGTTTGTAGGTTGTCCAGAAGTCTGTAAAACTTAAAATCATTTTCCATACATGTGTATGATAATTAACTTTACCATCAGGTTCAATCCATCTAATTTCTTCACCCTTTAAGAATTTTTCTACGGCATTGTGGACTTGAGTTCCCTCATCGCCAGCGCGACGCATAACAATATCAGCATTATGGCCCATGTCTTTAATCCAAGTTTCGAAAAAAGCACCTTTCGGAAAGTAACCAAGAATTGTGGTAACAGACGGATAAAAAACCCCAGGCGATCTTTGATAATATCTAGAATCATGTAATGTAATTTGTCTAAGTTCAGGATCTGTTTCAACGATTCTTTTTAAGAACTTGTCTCGATAGACATTCTTGTTTTGTTCGATCATATTAGTTGTATTTTTTTGAGAAGCAGGTCTCCGAAAGACAGTGGCTTCGCAGTATGTAATAACTTGGTCATATTATTAAAACCAAGGTCAGAAGGATCTTTACCTTCTAATTCTATTAAATAAACTTCTTTACCTAAATTAAGAAGATTTTGTGAATAATCTAGTGCTTCTTTAAGAGCATCTTTGTCTAATGCCAAATATACTGTTTTTACTTCAGATTCTACTAATTTCATCATGAGTGACTGAGGAATAGTTTTACCAAATAAAGGAATAGCATTACGTTTAATTGCAATAGCATCAAAAATACCTTCACATAATATAACAGGAATAGACCAATTAATAAAATACTCTAGACCTATAAGTTCTGTTTTATTACAACTAGGAGCATCATATTTACGAGAAGGATCAGGTTCAAATGATCTAGCAATAAAATAATTTACATTTCCATCTTTATCATATGAAGGCACTATAATTCTATTTCTGTATCTTCCTGTTTTACAGTATCCAATATTATACTTTTGTATATCTTTAATAGAAATGTTTCTTTTCTTTAAATAGGCTAAAGCATGTCTACACTCAAGAGATTTATCTGGATTATATAATGAAATGAATTCTTCCGGTAGGGTTACTTTATTTGGTTTAGTAGTATCAATCTTTGTATTATCTCCTTGAAAATAGTTTTTCATTTCGATAATTTTTTCAGTAGGAGCATCTACTTTTTTTAATAGCGACACTGGTGTTTTGCCTTTAGTAGCAGGGTGACAAGTCCAACAATTATATTGTCCAGACTTAATATTCACTATTAACTTAGGATTATGATGCTTACAAACTGGGCAATAGAATGCATAATCCATAGTGGTTTTAGATCCTTTTCCTTTACCAAGAACTGTTTCTAATAATCCTAATACGAGTAACTCTTTGTCCATTTATCAAATATAAGACAAAAAAATGACATAAAAAAATATTTATTAAAAAAAATTTTTCTGTTTCAAATATTTGTTGTATATTGGTAAAACTAATGTCGTATACTCAGGCTCTATGCCATAGCTTGGTTAAATTCCATGAGTGAGTTTTAGAATGAGTAAGCAACACGACTACCAGGAGTAAAGACCAATATATGCTTCAGGTATACAAAAATAGTTGGTAGTGAAAGCCTAAAATAATATCGGCCATATCCGACGGTTTAGTCCGCTAAAGGATTTTAGATATAAGCTACAGATGAAAAACAAAGTCAATTACACTCTAAAAAAAGGCTAAATACCTTTAAACTAGCTATTATGCAAGTAGAAGATTTTCAAATAGAAGGAGATAAAATAACAGAAGAGCAATTAAATGCACTATATATTTACTTATCGATGACATTTGATACTATGAAAGACGAAGAAAAAATGACGTGGTATCAAATAATGCAAAAAATAGATAAAGAATTTTATGAACAAGATTAAATTATTATTACTAGAAGGTTGTAGTAAGTGTGAAAAACTAAAGCAAGAATTAGGTAGAAACTATATTCATTACGATTATGAAGTTTGTAAATCGGATACGGAACTTTGTGATTCTATTGAAGATTTAATAGGATGCTCTAACTATCCTATAGTATT